CACACTTCCCTTTTTGGCATCAAGAGATTGAAGACATCCTTGTACTAAAGAACAACAAAGGTACAGAGGACAATCGTGTACGTAAACTAGACTATTCAATTCAGCTTAACAAAACTATGTATGAAAGGTTATTAGCCGGCGGCGATATAACTCTTTTCTCGCCACATGATGTGCCTGGTTTATACGAAGCATACTTTGGTGATCCAGATGAGTTTAATGAACTTTATGAAAAGTATGAACGTGCTACAAGTATCAAGAAGAAAAAGATCCCAGCTATGGAATTGTTTAGTGCGTTGATCAAAGAACGTGCAGAAACAGGACGTATCTACATTATGAATGTTGATCACTGTAACACACATAGTTCGTTTGAAGATAAAGTTTACATGAGTAACTTGTGTCAAGAGATTACACTACCAACTAAGCCACTTAACCATATTGATGATGAAGAAGGCGAAATTGCTTTATGTATTTTAAGTGCTATCAACGTAGGTACACTAAAAGAACTAGATGACCTAGAAGACTTATGTGACCTAGCAGTAAGAGCATTAGAAGAAATTATTGACTATCAACGCTATCCAATTAGAGCGGCAGAAGTTAGTACAAAAGCAAGACGTTCACTAGGGGTAGGCTACATTGGACTAGCACACTATCTTGCTAAGAATCATGTTAAGTACGAAGACAAAGAAGCATGGACACTAGTACACAATTTAACAGAAGCGTTCCAGTACTACTTGTTAAAAGCAAGTAACAAATTAGCACAGGAAAGAGGTGCTTGTGAATACTTCAACCGTACTAAATACAGCAAGGGCATTCTTCCTATTGACACTTATAAGAAGGATGTTGATGCAGTAGTAGAGAATAAGTTACATTATGATTGGGATACTTTACGAGTACAGATTAGGGAACACGGGCTCAGGCACAGCACATTGTCCGCACAAATGCCTTCGGAGAGCAGTTCCGTTGTGTCGAACGCTACCAACGGAATCGAACCTCCTAGAGGTTACTTGTCCGTTAAGAAAAGCAAAAAAGGGCCTCTTAAGCAGATTGTTCCACAGTATCAAACTCTAAAGAACCACTACACGTTGTTATGGGATATGCCAAGCAACGAAGGTTACATTAATGTAGTAGCAGTAATGCAAAAGTTCTTTGACCAAGCAATTAGTGGTAACTGGAGTTACAATCCAACACACTACGAAAACAATGAAGTGCCAATGAGTGTAATGATTAAAGATTTACTAACAACTTATAAGTTAGGTTGGAAGACAAGTTACTATCAAAACACTTATGACTATAAGGAAGATCCTAGTGAAGGATTTGTTGAAGAAGAGTTACCAGCTTTAGAAGCAGGTGTAATAGATGAAGATGGCGAATGTGAGGCATGTGCAATTTAATAGTTGACACAGCTCTTAAAAGAAGTTACAATACAAGAGCGATGATAAGGAAGTAAGAGAAATGGCTAAGACAGTTTTTAATAAAGAAAAAGTAGATTTCACCAAACAGAATATGTTCTTTGGTGCTGATCAGAATACACAACGTTATGATGTGTTTAAGTTCCCTGTGTTTGATAAACTAAATCAAACTATGCTAGGATACTTTTGGCGTCCTGAAGAAGTAAGTTTGCAAAAAGATAGAGCTGACTTTACTAACTTTAGACCAGAGCAAAAACATATCTTTACCAGTAACCTAAAGTATCAAACACTGCTTGACAGTGTACAAGGACGTGGACCGTGTTTAGCATTTTTGCCACACGTAAGTATTCCTGAACTAGAAGGTTGTATTGTTACTTGGGACTTCTTTGAAACAATTCACTCACGTAGTTATACACACATTATGAAGAATGTATATGCTGACCCAAGTGAAGTATTTGATACTATTCTAGATGATGAAAAAATTATTGCTAGAGCACAAAGTGTTACTAAGCATTACGATGCATTTACAGAAGCCGCTGATGCGTATACACATCGCAACAAAGGCAACATGCGTGATGTTAAGAAGAAACTTTATCTTGCAATGCAAACAGTAAACATCTTAGAAGGTTTACGTTTCTATGTAAGTTTTGCATGTACGTTTGCATTTGGCGAGCTAAAACTAATGGAAGGCTCTGCAAAGATTATTTCATTAATTGCTCGTGACGAAGCACAACACTTGGCACTAAGCACACACGTATTAAAGTTGTGGGCGCAAGGCAAAGACGATCCAGAGATGGCAGAGATTGCTAAAGAGTGTCAAGAAGAAGTATACGACTTATGGCGTGAATGTGTTGCAGAAGAAAAAGACTGGGCAAACTATTTGTTTAAAGACGGTAGTATGATTGGTCTTAATGATACACTACTACATCAGTATGTAGAATACATTGCTAACAGACGTTTGAAAGCACTAGGTATGAATGCAATATTTGATGCACCAGTAAACACTAACCCGCTACCATGGACACAACATTGGCTATCTAGCTCAGGCTTGCAAGTTGCACCGCAGGAGACAGAAGTTGAAAGTTATATCATTGGCGGCATCAAACAGGATGTTGATAAAGACAGCCTAAAAGGATTTAGTTTATGATAACCATATATGGTAAACCTGCTTGTCCTTATTGCGATAAAGCAAAAGCAATGTGTGAGAAGTATAATTTAGAATACGAGTACAAGCAACTAGATGTAGATTTTACTCGAGAAGACTTATTTGAAACATTTCCAACTGCTAGAACATTCCCACAGATTATTATAGGTGGAAACAAAGTAGGTGGTTACGAACAAATGGTTGCATATATTGATAACACAGGGTACAATGGTACCGGATTTACTCTATAGGTGATAGATGCTAGTAAACCCAGAAACTTGTAAAATATTCAATCTTCCAAATGTTGGATATATGGTAGACACAGTACCGCAAGAAATAATGCAAGCAGTAAGACAAGAAACAGATGGTATATTTGAATCAAACTTTACAAACAGTGCTCCTAAGAATCAAGACTTAGTAGGACATATTGATAAAGAGTTTGAGATGACTAGATGTAATAGTATACTTGAACCATATGTACAAGAAATGACTCGTGTATATCAAGATGTGTTTAAGTATTCTACAATACAAAGATCTGAGTTAGTAAGCCTTTGGGCAAACTACCAAGAGAAGTACGAGTTCAACCCTATACACGATCATGACGCAGATATAAGTTTTGTGATATGGGTAAAGATTCCTTACAATAAGGAAGACGAACAAAAACAATTTACAAAAACAAACGAACGAGCAGTAAACGGAGAATTTCACTTTATTTACTCTGACGTATTCGGCAACCGAGGATCATTATGTCCTCAAGAACAAGAAGGCGGTATTGCTTTATTTTCTTCAAAGTTGCAACACATGGTGTATCCATTTTATACATCTGATGAGTACAGAGTAAGTGTAGCAGGAAATCTACTGTTTGAAAACAGCACATACAGGAAATAATATGTTATTAGAAAAACCAATTTCATCAGGCGACACAGTAAGTCTAAAATTAAACGCAGGCGAAGAAATCATTGCCAGATATGATTCAGAAGATTCTGATGTAGTTACACTTCACAAGCCAATGGCATTAATTGCACAAGGACAAGGTCTAGGATTAGCACCATTTATGTTTAGTGTTGACCCTGATCATTCAAAATTTAAGATCAAAGCAAACGCAATAGTATGTATAGCAAGAACTGAAGAAGGACTTGCAAAGCAATATACTGAAAAAACTACTGGTATTGTAACTTAACCTAAAGCACCACAGAGTCCGATAAATATACTAAAGGATAGTATATGATTAGACGTGGTGCACCATTTGATAAAGATAACTTCTTTAATATTCCGCCTATAGATGCGGGAGAAATACAACCACTATATACGTCTAAAGTTGATAGAGTTGACGGTGAACCAATTACCCAAACTCCGTCTAATTACTTTGATGGTGGTTATATTCCATTAGCAGGTACAGCGACTTACGATCCTAATGTTACTTACGGACCAAACAGTCCATTGATAGAGGATTAATAAATGTCGGAAGACTCTACGCCAGATCGCGGTAGTATATTAGTAAGACGCGGACCAACAGCAGATAGACAAGCATTTACACCGCTTAATGGTGAAGTTATCTACGACACCGAAAACGATCAACTGTATATAGGTGATGGTGTAACAAGTGGAGGTAAGCCTGCATTTGGTGATAAGATAAAAGTTGATGTAGTTGGCAACGTAACTGAAATAATGATGCGTGGCGAACAAGATCGTCCTAGTCCAACTGATGGTTTATTTAGATACAATCCTAACACACAAAGTTTAGAATATTCTGATGGCGAAGACTACTATCTAGTAGCAAGCACACCATTCCAAACAAGCACCAATGTATTATTTGTTAGTCCTAACGGTAAGGATGATAACACATACGGCGAGAAGCGTGGTAGAACTCCAGGGACAGCATTTGCTAGTTTAAATGCGGCTTGTAGAGAAGCAGAACGTGTTGTTAATAGAGCAAGCAAGGGCTTAGGTCCATATCAAAAGTTTATTACATATGACAGTCAAGTAAGCCAAAAGAAAAGTACTATCATAGCAATAGCAGACCAAGGCGACTTTAAAGTTCTTAATGTTGGCAAAGGTGCTAGTTTCTTAGATGCACAAACAGAGTTACGCAGTGGCTTTAGAATACTTGGTATGACTAGTGGTGCAACTGCTATTATAGAAGAATACAATATACAATCAACAGAGAACTATGATGAATTTATTGTTAATGTTGAAGATGGTACATTTGTACAAGGCGAGGAACTAAAGTTTGGCAATCCTATTCCAGGAGTTCCATACAGTGCATTTAAAGCCGCAGGAACATCTTATCCTGAAATAACAATTAGAGTTGAAAGTGGAATTTACTTTGAACACTTTCCAATGAAGGTTCCAAACAATACTTCTATTAAAGGTGATGAGTTTAGACGTAGTATTATTAGACCACGTCCTGGTGCAAGTGCTAGTCCATATGCAAACATACGTTTTAAAAGAGATGCTGTAAACCTTGGACTAGATCCAGCAGTAGTTGGCAATCTTCCTTTTGGTGCTCACTACCTAGCAGACCGTAACAATCACATATACAACTATGCAGAAAATGTAGGCGACTATGACGAAGCATATAAAACATTAAGTACAGCGTCAACAAAGAAACAACTAGCAGACAGCACAATTAATTTTATTACTACAACGTACCCAAGTTTAGTATATGATGTAGCAAAGTGTAGACGTGACGTAGGTTATATAATTGATGCCGCGGCATTGGATATGTTATATGGAGGCTTTAATGAAACATTATTTGCCGCACTAACATATCAAGGACAACTACCAGGCGATCAAGTTACAGAAACAGCGGCGGCTATAGACCATCTAAAAACACAAACAAGTATGTTACTTGAAAGTGCTGAACAAAGTGTAGTTGAAGACTTAATTGGTTCAGTAGCAGAAATAATTAGAGGAAACTTTAACGCACCTAAAGACAATGATGAGATGGATGTGTTGTTAATGAATGACGCAACTATCATAAGAAATATCAGTGTACAAGGGCATGGCGGATTTATGGAAGTGTTAGATCCAGAAGGACAAATACTTACTAAGTCACCTTATACACAAACAGCATCAAGTTTCTCAAAATCAAAAGCACCTGATGTAAGTTTTGCAGGTGGTATGTTTATTGACGGATTTGCTGGTAACTTAGATGCACGTATTAAACAAATAAACAGTCCAACTGAAATTGTTATTGATAATGTGTTTAGACAACCACAAACTCCAACTAGTTTCTTTATTGACGGCACACGTTTTCAAATAGACAAAGCAGACACAGTAGGAGTAGGTGCAGGAGAATATCGTCTTATTTTAAACGATAACACACCTTGGACGCTTGCTTACTACCAAATTGTAAACGAGACCGCTGTAGCGTTGCCTACGGTGCCCTACAACATAGAAATACTTACTGCTGGTAACATCAGTATGTTAGGTAATGACTTTACACAAATTAACGATTTAGGTTATGGTGTGTACACAACCAACAATGCACGTTCAGAGCTTGTTAGTGTATTCTGTTACTATAACCACATAAGTTATCTAGCAGAGAATGGATCAGACATACGTTCATTAAACGGTTCAACAGCATACGGTGACTTTGCTCTTGTTGCTAAAGGCAGTGATCCATTAGAAGTAAGCGACCAAGTGTTTGTTGACCAAGATACAATACAAATTGGTACAGCGTTTACTACATCAGACTATCCTAACGAACAAAACGATACAGTACTTTATGTTACTAACTTAGATTACGAACCATTTAATGTAAGTGAAGTTGAAATAGATCACAATGGTGGCACCGACTTAGAAAACGAACCAGTATTCTTAAACAGATATGAAGTAACAAGTGTTACAGCAGTTGACGGAACAAGTCCACAAGTTTATCAACTTAACATTGCAGTCGGTATAGCAAGTAAACCTGGTATACAAGTTGACGTTCCTAACGCAACTAATGTAATTATTAGAAATGGACAAGTTGTTAAGTACAACGGCATTGTAGATGTTAACCCAACAAGACCTAGTACTGCTCTTGTATATGATGATGACCCAGACAAAGTATATCGTGTACTTGCATATGATGTTGCAGGCTTGCCAGTAAATGAAGCACGTATTACTCTTAGAGAAACATACGATTATGTAAAATTAGTATTAGATGAAACAGCAGGTGCTGTAGCAGGATCCGGACAAGTTGGCGATACAACAATACGTCTTGATGTTGACTTTGATGTAAATGAAAAGTCTAGAATAGACACAGCAAACAGTGCAGGTACAGGTTACATATTTGCTTTCAATGATACTGTACACGAAATTACAGCATACAGAGATAAAGCAACTACTGGACAACTATATGCAGAGGTTGACTTTACTCCGGCACTAACAAAATCATTTGGATCATACTCAGACAAACCTACAATGCGAGCAGGTGTACAAGCAGGACACGTTGCTAGAATTACTGTAGGTATTAGTACACTAAGATGTACAGGACATGATTTACTTGACATTGGTACAGGAAGTTATCAAACATCTAGTTACCCAAGAGAAATTTATGGACAGCCTGAGATAGCGGCAAGTCAACCAAAAGAAGTAGTTGAAGAAGGCAAAGGTCGTGTGTTTTATGTAACCACTGACCAAGATGGTAACTTTAGAGTAGGTGACTATTTTAAGGTTGATCAAGGCACAGGTACTGTTACATTCTCAGCAAGTATTGCTCTTTCAAACTTAGACGGTATTGGATTTAAACGTGGTGTTGCAGTTAGTGAGTTTTCAACTGACGATGCAATGACTGACAATGCAAGTGATACTGTACCAACTGAAAGTGCAGTACGCAGTTATGTAAACAGAAGACTAGGACTTACACATGCAAACGTTATACAACCTGGCAAAATTGGACCTGGTTATTTAGACTTAACAGCAACACAAGCATTACAAGGTAACCTAGACTTAGCGAACTTCAAAGTAGAGCGTATAGCAACGCCTACAGTAAGCACAGACGCCGCTAACAAAGACTTTGTAGAAACTTATGCTAATAGTAAAACATTTGAAGTTAACAGTAAAAGTGCAAACGTAGACAACAGTATAGTATTGAATACAGACGATGTACAGGAAGTTACAAGTCCGTTATCGCCAACAAACTTATACTTTACAAATGCAAGAGCCAGAGGTGCAATAAGTGCAACTGACTTAGGAGGCGATGGTAGTTTAACATATGACAACACCACAGGTGTTATTAGTTATACAGGTCCTAGTGCTTCAGAAGTAAGAGCTCACTTTAGTGCCGCACAAACTGGCGGAGATGGTGTAACACGTTATGGTGGATTAGAATACGACACTAACAACGGAACTTACACATACACAGGTATATCGTTAGATGAAATACGTAGTGCATTTACCGTAACAGGTAGTATTACTTATAATGCGGCTACTGGTGAAATAGAATTCGACGAAAAGACAGATGGCGATATTAGAGGCTTGTTTAGTGCAAGTGGCGATCTTAATTACAATGTAAACACAGGTGTGTTTAGTGTTACTAAATTTACAACATCAAATGCAAGAGCAAGTATCACAAGTGCTAACACACCAGACGGTGCTGGCGAAGTATATTATGGATCATTAGCATACAACAATAGCACAGGTGCTATGACACTTACTGGTGCAAGTAGAACACAAGTAAGAAGTGCTTTAAGTGTATCAGGTGATTTAAGTTATAATGCGGCTACAGGTGAATTAACATATAACGAACGTACTGACAATACCATACGTGGTTTGTTTAGTGCAAGTGGTGATGTTACTTACGATGACAGTACAGGTGAGTTTAGTTTTACACAGAGTGCTATTGGATCAGGTGATGTACGTTCTAACGTAAGTGCAAGTGACGCAGGCGGATTAGGATCATTTTCCTATACTGAAAACACAGGTGTATTTGAATACACAGGACCAAGCAATGCTGACATTAGAGGACTATTAAGTGCTACTGGTGATATAACATACAACAGTGCAACAGGTCAATTTAGTTTTACTGATACTGATCGTTCAGATGCAGACATACGTGGATTATTTAATGCCAGTGGCGATTTAACTTATGACGCACTTACTGGTAACTTTAGTTTTTCAGAAGGCGCACAACGTACAGATGCTCAAATACGTAACTTGTTTAGCGGTGGCGGCGATCTTAGTTATAGTAGTATTACTGGTGGTTTCAGTGTTACTAAAACTAAAGTTGGTATAACTGGAAGTGAAGCAAGTGGAACAATTACTATTGCAGACGGTGGCAGTGTTACAGCAACACAAATCGGTAATACAGTTACACTAACAGGTGTTGATACAACGTATGCCCTAACAGTAAATAATGCAACAGGTGATACTGCCGCTGATCAAACAAGAGTAAGATTATCAGATGGTGCTACTAACCAGGATGTATTATTTGCAGGCAGTGCCGCAATTAATGTTGCTGGTGCAAATAATAAAATTACAGTTACACATGCTGACACTTCTAACAATCAAGAAAGCGTTAGCAACTCAGCAAACGATACAGTTATACAAAGTATTAGTGTTGATGATTTTGGTCACATCACTGACATCAGTTCTAAAACACTTAGCATAGAAGATTTAGGTACACTTGCTGACTTAGGTTACTCAGGTACAAATGATGCTGATACATATACAAGTTGGGGAATTAAAGCCAACAGTGGTGAAGCAACAGCAATTACTTCTGGTACTAATATTAATTTTGTAGGATCAGGGGCAACAACTATTACTCCTTCATCAGGACCTACAGTAACAATCAGTTCAACTGATACTATAATTGATGTAGACGATACTCCAGTAGATGGTGCAACTACATCAGCAATATCAAGTAATTGGGCGTTTGACAATGTTAAAACAGCAGTACCTGCAAATGCATTGTTTACAGATACTAACACATTTAGAGCCATTAGTAGTACTCCTACTGATGGTGCAACTACTACATCAATTAGCTCAGACTGGGCATTTGATAATGTTAAAACAGCAGTACCAACAGGTGCATTGTTTACAGATACAAACACTGACACAACATATTCAACTGCAACGTCTTCAACACTTGGACTTGTTAAAATTGGTGCTACACCAAGTGTTGCTAAAACATATGCAGTACAACTTGACAGCAACGATAAAATGTTTGTTAGTGTTCCTTGGGATACAAATACTAACACAGTAACTAGTGTAGGCATAAGCGGAAGTGAAACCACAGGCACAGTTACTATTGCTGGTGCAGGTAATGTTACAGCAACACAAGTTGGCAGTACTATTACACTAACAGGTAGTGCAAGTGCTACAGACGTTGCTGTTACAAATACATCAAGTGATGCAAGTGAATGGAATGTTGCGTTTGTTGCAAATGATGGCGCACAAAGTATCAACATTGATAAACATTCAAGTGGTACTGGCGGACTATCATATATTCCTAGTTCATCAACACTAAGAGCAACAACCTTTGCTGGTAATTCTAATACTGCTAACTACGCTGACTTGGCAGAAGTCTATACCAGCGATGCTGATTATGAACCAGGCACAGTTGTAGCATTTGGGGGTGAACAAGAAGTTACTATATCAACAGGATTTGCTAACACTAGAGTAGCAGGAGTAATTTCCGAATTCCCTGCATACTGCATGAACTCAAATGAAGATGGTGCAGTAGTAGCACTACAAGGTAGAGTACCAGTAAAGGTACTAGGTAAAGTACAAAAAGGTGATATGATGGTAACCTGTGGTACTAAGCCAGGCTATGCAATGGTAGCACGTTATTTTATAGGCGGCGCAGTAATAGGTAAAGCACTTGAAGATAAAGACACCGCAGGCGAAGGTGTAATAGAAGTAGTTGTAGGGAGAATGTAATGCCAGAAGTAGTAAGAACAAATGTAGACGTACACGAAGGACATGCTTCACCTAGTCCAGGACCTTATCATCAAACTAGTTATAACGTAGGATCTCCTGATGTGTTTACTAATAACGAAGCAACTGTTAGGGTAGGAGATACTACAGTTTGTGGAGATCCAGCAGATGCAGGATCAGATACAGTGTTTGTTAACAACATACCAGTACACCGAAAAGGTGATGCAACTGGAGGTCATGGTAGTTGGGTACCAAATGCGGCTAGCACCGGAAGTCCTGACGTTTTTGCAAATTCATAATAAACCACATTTAAGACCCCTTAGATGTACATTCATTAAATAATATTGACATTAACAACAATAGGAGAATGTAATGAGTGAATTATCACAACACGATCAAATCGTACAAGCCTTTAACAACTATCTAACAGAAGCATCGACTTTTGATGAAAAAGGTGTTAAAGCGGCCGCGGCAAGAGCTAGAAAAGCACTTGGTGACTTAGGCAAGCTCACAAAATCACGTAGAGCGGAAATACAAGACAAAAAGAACGCAATGTAATGATCAGTCGTATGTGGGAATATTGGTGTAAGGCCATTGGACAAAAAGCATACGATGATGATCTAAGAGCAGACAGAGTAGCACTTATCCGTACTGGCTGGGTGCTTCTCCATATAGTAACATGCTGTATGATTATTGCGGGTAACACAAAATTATTGTTAGGAGATTAGAAATAATGTTACATAAAAATCTAGTACTACATAAATTTGAGAATGGTTTTAGGATCTTATCCACAAAAGATTTAGATGACAAGTTCTTTGTTATTGATGAAGTTAAATTAGATATTGGCGACGAATTCAGAGTAGGTCCAAATGGATACTTTGAGAAGATTGGCAATATGACTCAATTAGTAAGCAAATTTCAAAAAGAAGACATTGTGTAATGATGTGGGTTGACTACAACATTGACCAAATCGGTCCTAACTTCAAAGTCAAAGGAGAATGGGCCGGAGAGGTTATGGGTATCGCTCAAGACGGAACACAAAGAGACCATTGGCTGTATAAACCAGGCGATGTGTTTATTGTTAACGAAAATGGCTGGCTTGTAAAAACTGATGAAGTTAATGCCTTGCTGTTAAAACATGAAAGTAGTAAAACTAATGAAGTGTAAACAAGGCGACTTAGCAATTATAAAATACAGTGTACGACCCGAAAACATTGGACGTATTGTAAAAGTTGCTGAACACATTGGACACTATGAACGAGGAACACATTTCCATTTTAATGGAGTAATGTGTCAAGCGGCAGTCACTGATAACTTTTGGTGGATTGAAGCAGATGACCTGAGCATTATGCTTGGGCCATCGCCTCGTGCATATATTGCAGATACTTGGTTAGAGCCAATTAAGAATCCAGATGAAGATGCTACTAAAGAAGCAGAAGAACTAGATTTGTTTGGCATGAGTATGATGTAATGAAACCAAATAAAAAATTTGAACTTACAGTAAGAGACATTGAAGTCATTGAATCAGCACTAAGAGCAAAGGCTGGCCGTAGAGGAATGGCCATTGCTCAAGGCGATGTATCTACTCAACTCCATGCGGAGATGACAGAGATACAAGAACTGCTAGGACGTATACATCATCAAAAGAATTGGTATACTCCAAAAGAATTTGTCCCAGGTGGTTGACATATAACAATTTCTGTGTTATAAATATACTTGTAACGTTGAAGCAATTCAAACGACGAGCTGGACTCGGGGGCGGTACCCGACAGCTCCACCAAAAATACATTCTGCTTACTGTATAGCAGAAGCAACAGACTGATAAACTGAGAATGTATTTTTGATGGGGCTGAACTAGGATCGACAGGCGGATTAGTAGAAGAGTGGAGTTGCCCGGATGTAAGCTCGGTTAACGCGAACAAACTTAATAATTGCAAACGCGAATTATTCATTAGCGGCCTAGGCTGTTACGAGGTAGTTAGGCCTTGTTACCAAACATAGCAGGAAAGGGAGCTTCGGCTCCTTTTCTTTTATCTAAAAATTCACTTGACAAAGACACTGTAATGTATTATAGTAAATAAAGTTACTATTAACCACTAAACCTAATAAGGAAAGGGAGCCCATTTGAAAATGAAAATCATCGCAGGGAACGCAAATATACCCCTCGCACAAGGAATTGCAGAAGCATGTTTTGCCACACTAGTTCCAGCAAAAATTACAACTTTTGCTGACGGCGAAACGAGTGTTGAATTTTTAGAAAATGTCAGAGGCGAAGATGTTTTCATTGTACAAAGTACAAGCACACCAGTCAATGACAGTCTAATGGAATTACTAGTAATGATTGATGCGGCACGTAGATCAAGTGCTAGTCGTATTACAGCAGTTATTCCATATTTTGGATATGCTAGACAAGATCGTAAGAGTGCAAGTCGTACTCCTATTACAGCAAAACTAGTTGCTAACTTATTAGTTACAGCAGGCGCTGATAGAATTTTAACAATGGACTTACATGCAGGACAGATACAGGGTTTCTTTGATATTCCGGTGGACGATTTAACAAGCCGTATGGTATTTGCCAAAGACATTAAACGTAGTATTGGTATTATAGACGACCCAGAAGTAGAACAAGCAGGCACAGTATTTGTATCACCAGATGCAGGTGGAGCAGTAAGAGCTCGTAAGTTTGCAGACATGTTCCACGGGGACATTGCTATTGTAGACAAACGCAGACCTGAAGCAGGCAAGAGTGAAGTAATGGCACTGATTGGTGATGTTCAAGGCAAACATGCTATCCTAGTTGATGACATTGTTGACTCAGGCGGAACACTATGTAGTGCGGCCAAAGCAATTATGGACGCAGGTGCATTGAGTGTTAGAGCATATATTACACACGGTGTACTATCAGGCGAAGCATGTCAAAAGGTTGAAAAGAGTGTGTTAGATGAATTAGTAGTTACTGACACAGTTATAAATCGTTGTCCTAAGAACTGCAAGAAAACACGTCAAGTAAGTGTTGAGGCTTTGTTTGGCGAAGCAATTCGTAGAGTAACAAACGAAGAATCAGTTAGCAGTTTGTTCGTGTAATAATTATGCAACAGTTTCTTTATTCTTTATTCCACTAACGGCCATTCGGTGGTCGTGCCGAGGTAAGTAATATGTGAGCAAAACATTCCCACCCCCGCTCACAAGAATTTAATAAGAAGAATAAGGAAACTATCAAATGCGTACATTCGTACTAGCAATGGTTGCCGCAATGGCAACAACTTCAGCACTGGCTGAAGAAACAGTAGCAGTAGCTACTCCAACAGCACCAGTATTAACAGGTGCAATCAACTTAGACTTTGCTGAAACAACAGCAGGTAAAACAGCAGGCACTATGGGCGTCGAATTAGATTTTGACGCAGGTGATGTAGCAACTGTTGATCTAGACTTTAAAGCAACAGACGGTAATGCTCTAACATTAGACACATGGACTGTAGGAACAACATTAGGTGCATTTAATTTAGCATTTGGTGATGACAACAACTTAATGCCAGAAACAGGTGCAAATGCATCAGCAGACGGCACACTAGCAAAACCAGCAATGACAGAGTCATTACAAGTAACAATGGGTGGCGCAAGTGTAGCAGTAGGCTTAACTGACTGGACAACTGATGTATCAGAAGTAAGCAACCTACAAGGTGCATACACAGTAGATGCAGGCGTTGCAAACGTAACAGCAAGTGCTGACTACAATCGTGCAAGCGAAAACACTGTACTAGGTGCAGAAGTTGCAGGCATCGACTTAGGTATGATGACAGCAGGCGGTATGGCAACATATGATATGGATGCAGAAGCAATGGCATATGAAGGTTCAGTTGCATTAAGTGGACTAGAAGCATACATCAACGGTTCAGATACTAACAAACTACAGCACGTAGGTGGTGAGTACACAATGAACGTAGCAGGCGCAGAACTAAGCGCAGGTGTTGATTATGACACAGACGCAAAAGATTGGACACCAACAGCAGGTCTATCGTTTAACTTCTAAGTTATAACATAACAACTAAAAGGGTCGCTTCGGCGGCCTTTTTTTATGACTAAATAATGTTAGCATATAAAGGGCAGGGCAAATGGACAAGCGCGAACAAAAACGCAAAGAACGTGTTGAGCGTATTCGCAATTGGTTCAACATAGACAACATTATAGATGCTAGTGTAGACTTATTATTAATATTGTTTGATGTGCTAAGTTCACCAATACTAATTGTAATGAGATTAGCACGTTGGGTTATTGGAGAGTATCTGCTCGGCGGTGTAAAAAACAAAATAAAGAAAGTAGCACATTGGACGGAAGGCAAACATATTATAATAAAAATTTTAATATGGCTTCTTATAATATGTGTAGGAGTAATAATTCTAACATTTATGTGGCTCTTCGGAACAGCGTTTGGAGAGTTTGTAATGGAAGAATGGGGCGATCAAGCATTAAACTTAGATGAATAAACAACGAGGGAAATAAAATGCAACAGAATGAATATGATGTAAAAGTCATTAAAGTAGTAGACGGCGACACAGTAGACGTAGATATTGATCTAGGTTTTGGTGTAACACTAACAGACGAGCGTGTTCGTATTATGGGCATCGATACGCCTGAGTCACGCACAAGAGATAAAGTAGAAGACTTGTTTGGCGAAGCCGCTAAAGCAAGACTTAAAGAACTTATGGCAGACGGTGGTAAACTTATTACTACTGAAGACCGTAAGGGAGAAGATATGAAAGGTAAGTTCGGACGTATCTTAGGAGACTTCAAAGTAGAGCGTTGGGAAAATAAACCAGCAGAACTTGTAACAGATATCCTTATTGAAGAAGGACATGCTGTAGCATACTTTGGCGGAAGCAAAGAAGAAATCCAATTAAAGCACCTAGCAAACAGAACCAAATTATTACGTGAAGGTGTAATTGCACAAGAAGATTACGATAAAGCAGTTGCATTAATGGAAAGCAGAAAGTAACTTTTTGGCAAAATTTAGTATTGACTAATAGATAGACTCCTGTTATACTGTATATACAGTTTAACAATAACAGGAGTTTTTTTATATGACTATGGGACTTGTGAGGGGCATGACCTCTCTAAATACTAAGAAGCGTAAGAAGAAGCCGTTAACACAGAAAGATATTGATAGGTATACTATCGAATGGCGCAAGCACAACAAAGCAATGCGCCGAGCAAACAATCACTCATTACAGTACGACACAGTCGATGACTACATTTCATATGTACGAGGCGAGTATAAAGCACCTGTAAAAAGTAGAGGCACTTACACTCCTGATACATCGTGGCGCAGAGAAGGTCCTGAAATTAAGTCATCAATGGAAGAAGCAATCAAAGCTGGTACTTTCAATAGAGGTTGTTCAGGCGGTACTAAAAGAGAAACACCTAAATACACAGGTGATCTTATTGTAGGTATTGCTACAATGCACAAATCAAATGCTGTTCCTGTTATGCGTGGAACAGAGCAAGCAAAAGAAATTGCAAGGATGGCAAAATGAATAGATATATTTTAGCAACGTTTTTAGGTCTAGTAGCGTTAACAGCACAAGCAGGACAAGCCAAAGGTTTGTTTACAGCAGACGAAAGACCAGAGATGTGGTGCCTAGCACAGAATGTATATTACGAAGCACGAGGTAGCAACAGAGCAGATAGAGTAGCAGTTGCAGACGTAGTGTTAAATCGTGTATCTCATACTTACTATCCAAATACTATTTGTAAAGTAGTAAACCAAGGTAAGCGATACGCAAGTGGAGCAATGATACGTAACAAGTGTCAGTTCAGTTGGTATTGTGATGGTAAAAGCGACTGGCCAAAAAATATGGATGCTTGGATAGAAGCACAACAAATTGCATACAATATGATTGTGTTTCAAGACGGACGTGGTCTTACAGAAGGTTCTACACATTATCACGCAGACTATGTTGCTCCTAGTTGGGCAAAAGATTTCCATCTAGTAGGACGAATTGGTGTACACATCTTTTATCGTTGGGACAAATAGTTTACCAAAACAGGTTGACTTCTCATACATAATTGTGTATACTGTAGACATAATGAATAAACAAATCAATTTATGGAGGCATAAATGAAAGGCTTAACGAAGGCAATAACTATTAGCACATTAGTTTTAGGACTAGGAGCATGTAGTTCAATGAATACTCTAGAAGTTAGAGAAACTAAAGCAAACCCTAACTGGTACGAAGAGTGCGAGCAAATTGGTTCAGAAGGTTTCTTGTTCTGGAAAGACAAATACGCATATGCTTGTGGCATGGGCGAAAGCAGATACGAACAAGCAAGTGAAGCTCAGGCTTATGCATTTGCAGTTAAAGGATTTGCAGAACGAATTAACGGAACAGTCAACAGTTCAACTGTTGTAGATATCCAAAACGACAGACGTACAACACGTACAGTCGTAGAACACTCTGTTAAAGATACTGTAATTAGGGAACACTTAGAAGTTAAGAAAAAGTCTTACCAATTAGCATCATCGGGCAATGTACATACATACGTTCGTATTAAAATGCCATTGGAAACTTTTGATCGCTTGATCCAGGAGGCATCTGATGCTCCGGTTGTTGCTTCTAGTAACTAGTATAGCAGTCTTAGGAGGGTGTGCTAGTCAAGACACATTTGACTACACACCACAATACTGTTACACTGACGAAGTTTCAGTTATATCAAATGATAATACTGTAAACAGTTCAACAGTAGTACAGTGTACTGATCGTCCCGGACAACAACAAATGATTGCAAGAGCAGGCATTGATAAAAGTTGTGAAGAATACTGGTACGATGAAATGAGATGGGGAAGACCTGTCAAACAGAGAGGAGTTAGATGTGAGAAACTTGACGGCAGTTGGGAAGTTCTTAACATTGGCGGTTCTACTAGGTAGCATAACTGCTTGTGGTACGTTACCTCAACAAAGTGGTAGCATTGAAAGAAGCACAAACGTTGACTACCATGATGGATTAGGTTCATACATTACTGTATTAAATTTATTCAAGTGGCAACGATACTCTTTAAACGACAGACAAAAACAAAAACAAAATGCGGCAGTACAAGCGGCACTACAGTCAGACTATGGTGTAGTATACAATTGGTATGAAACTGATGCAATGGGAAGTGTAAAAGCAGTACATGGTTATCCTATCAACAGTGGAGTATGCAGAGTGATTTATACTAACATCACAGTTAAAGGTAAGAGCAGACACTTTGAAGAAACAGCATGTCAAAGTAGTGGTACACAAAACAAATGGATGTGGCAATCGTTATAGTGCTAGATAATAAACAACTAAAAACCGGGTAAATAATAGACTATGTTCTTGGCAATACTTACACTAATAACTGCCCTTGCAATATCGGCAGTAGCAATATACTATTCTGTAGCAGGTTTGGTTGCAATCTTTGCGGCGGCCGCAGTACCTATTATGATTATGGGTGGTACACTAGAGATAGCAAAATTAGTAACAGCAGTATGGTTACACAAACATTGGCAACAAGCAACTTGGTGGTTAAAAACTTATCTTAGTACAGCAGTAATTGTATTGATGTTTATTACGTCAATGGGTATCTTTGGTTTCTTATCAAAAGCACATATTGAACAAACTAGTGCAAGTGAAGAAAGTGTTGCAAGAAGTTTAACAATACAAACAGAAATTGATAGACAACTAGGTATTGTTGGTCGTGCTGAAAATAAAATTCGTGCATTAGAAAATTCAGAAACTGGTGCTGATGCAAACATACAAGCACAAATTGATAAAGAACAAGAACGTATTGATAAAGCATTTGATAGAATACAACCTGCTATTATACAGCAGAATAAAATTATTGAAGACGCAAGAGCAACAGATGGTGATAGAACAAAACCATATGAAGATCAGCTTACAAGTATTACAGCAGAAATTCTGCGTTTAGAAACAAGTGCAAAAGAATACGAAACTAAGAT